CAGGGTCGGGGTCCAGACGCCGGTCTCGGCGTTCTGCAACTCGTACGTCCGGCCCGACGTCGACGGCCACTTCTGGATGACGCGCTTGGTGATGTCGAGGTAGGCGGGCGCCGGTAGGGAGGGATCGTTCGCGGCGGTGAACGGGTCGGCCTCGTAGATGACCGTGGGCCACGACACGACGCGATCTCCTCTCCTACCGGCGGGTCGCCGGGGTCAGTCCGTTGGTCAGGTTCCGTTGCCCGTACTGCAAGGTCTGTTCCTGGACGGCCTCGAACACGGTGCGGCCGTCGATCTGGACGACGATCGGGGCCAGGACGTGCGCCCCCGACGAGGCACCGGTCGAGATACCGGAGCCGGCGCCCATCGTGAGGGCCTGGAACGAGTGCAGGCCGGCGAGCGGAGACCCGGGGAAGATGACGGTCGAGAACGCTTCCCGGGTGCCCTGGATGATGCCGGCCTTTACCGCGGCGGGGATCGCCGTCCCGACGTGCAAGGCGTGGAGGACCGCCAGGACGTGCGCGTCGGCCTTCCCTGTCTCGGCTAGGTGCATCAGGTGGGCGATGTGCGCGTCGACCTTGCCGTGGACCGCGGCGTGCGCGTGCGACAGGGCGGTGTGCCCGCGGCCCGACGCCCCACCCGAACCGCCGCCCGAACCCCCGGACCCGCCGCCCCCGCCTCCGTAGGACGGCACATAGCCCCCGCCGGTGGGCGGGGTGTAGAGCGGCGGCAGGTAGTTCTTGGTGCCCTCAGCGATAGCGAGCGCGTTGCCGTTGACCCGTGCCCCGGGTGCCCCGCCCCCGAGGGGGGTAGAGGTACCCATGCCGGCCGCGGCCATGTAGTCGTTGTAAGTGGCGACGGCGGTGGCGCGGGCGATTGATTGAATTTGCAGGGACACCGCGGCTGCCGCGGCAATCGCGTTCTGGCCGGCGGCGTGGATCCCGGCCGCCATAGCGTCCATCGTGTTCACACCGATGTCGTTGAAGACCCGGGACGGGGAGGCGATCCCGAAGACGTTCTTGACGGCGTTGACGACATCGGAGCCGATGTTGGAGGCGGTTTGGGTGACGTCGCCCCACAGGGCCTTAATGCCGTTGATCAACCCCATGATGAGGTCTTTGCCGGCGTTCCACAGGAGCGTCCCGAAGTTCGCGGTACCGGCGACGATGCCGTGCCACAGGTTGCTCAGGACGTTCGCGGCGGTGTCGACGATGGTGCCGAACACCGACGAGAACGTCGACGTGATCGCGTGCCAAGCCTGCCCCCAATGCCCGGTCAGGAGCGCGAGGGCGGTGTCGAAGATGCCGCGGACGATCTCGAAGGCGACCCGGACGACACCGGAAACAATGTCCCAGGCGACCTTGACGACCGTAGAGATCGCGTCCCAGGCGATCTTGAAGACGCCGACGATGATGTCCCAGCCGGCCGTAATGAACGGGCCGAGGATGTGGAAGGCGGTCTTTGTGACCAGCACGACCACGTTCCAGGCGACCTCGACGACGCCGGAGATCGCGGCCCACACGCCGCGCGCAACGGCGCCGATCTCGTTCCAGTGGTCTTGCCACCAGCCGACGAACGGGCCTAGCCAGGAGGAGATCCAGTCGCCGACCGCTTTCGCGGTGTCCTCAACCCACGACAGGGCCGCACCGAAGGCGTGCAGGGAGTCGACGCCGACGGTTTGGAGGGCTTGCATCGTGTCGGTGATGCCGGTGCGGAAGGCCTCCGAGTGCTGCCACAACTCGTACAGGCCGACGCCTAGCGCGACGACCGCGGCGACCATGAGGAAGACCGGGTCGGTGACCAGGGCGATCGTGAAGTCGATGACGGCGGCGGTCGCGTAGACGAGCCCGGTAGCCAGGATCGTGCCCGCGGCGAGCCCGAGGGCGACGAGGGCGACCTTGTGCGCTTCGATCCACTTGACGCCCGCGATGAACAGGTCCGCCAACTTGATGACGTAGGGGATCAGGAACTCGCCGAGACGGATCGCGAGGGCCTCGACGGTCGCTTTGACCTGCTCCATCTTGACGCCGAACTGCTCCTGCGTCTTCGCCCACGACTCCTGCATGAACGCGGCCCGCTGCGCGGCGGTCCCGAGGAACTGGTACTTGGACTCGAGCCGCGGCAACTCGACGAGCAACGTCTGGATCGCCCCGGAGGACCGGCCACCGCCGAACGCGCGGGTAATGACCTGCTTCTCGAGTTCGAGGTTCATTTCCTTGCCGGCGCTGGCGCCGATCTTGAACTTGGCGGCCAGGGCGGCGACGTCGGACGCGGTCTGCTTCGCGGTCGAGCCGGACCGGTTGAGCATCGACGCGAACTCGGCGAGGACCCGGTTACGGGCCTCGCTGGTGACGACGAACTCCTGCGACGTCGGGAAGACGGCTTCTAGGTGCGCCTTGAAGTCCTTGATCGCGACGAGGAGCCCGTCTGGCTTTTGCATGTCGAGGCCCAGCGACACGGCCGAGAGGCCGATCGTCTTGAGCCACTTCACGGCGACCCCGGAGGGGGCGGCCATGAGCGAGATCGTCATACGGAGCCGGGTCGCGGCCTCGTCGGCGGGGGTGACGTTGTCGGTCAGGGTCGCGAGCGCGGCGCCGTAGTCCTTCATCGTCAGACCGGCGGTCTTGAACGTCGGGAGGACACCGGTCGCGATCGACTGCGCGAGTTTGTTCATCCGCATATCGCCGGTGCCGACGATCATGTTGAGGTACTGCATTGCCTCGGCCGCGTTGTGCACGTCGGGGAGGCCCGCGGCCATTGTGCCGATCATCGCCTGGGTGACCGACTCGAGGTTCGCCTGCCCGATCGTGGCGCCCTTCGCGGCCTCGGTGAGCATCTGCAACGCGATGTTGCCGCGGAACCCGGCGGACTCGATGTGGTACAGCCCGTTGGCGAGATCAATGGGGGCCTGCGCGGTCGGCCCGGCGAGGTTGAGGACCTCGTTCTTGAGTTTCTCGACCTCGGCCTGCGACGCCCCGGCCTGGGTGTGGATCAACTCCATCGCGCGGTCGAACTTGGCGGCCATGTCGACGGAGTAGGCGCCGACGGCGAGCGCGGCCGCGCCGATCGCGAGCATCGCGGTCTTACCGATCGAGCCGAGGCGGGCGAACGAGTCGTTGGTCGCGGCCATTTCGCCGCGGGCCTCGACCATGCCGGCCTTGAAGCCCTTCACGTCCGCCAGGAGGAGGGCGATCACGGGGGGCAGGAACGAGTCCACGGCGCGGCGGCCCTTCGGTTAGTGGAGCGCGGCGGCCCACGCCTCCCGGTAGATGACGCCGAGTTCGGGCATCGACGCGGTGACGGCGGGGGAGAGGTAGGGGCGCGGCGGGAGCGTGGATCCGCGGCCGGCGGTGCCGCCGAGTTCCTGGATCCGGGAGTAGACGACGGTCGGTCCGATGCGCGCCTCGTACACGCCGAAGCCGACCCGGTTGGGGCCGTCGACCATGACGGAGCGGCGTAGGGTACCGGTGATGACTGCCGGGGGTTCGCCGGGCGGCGACGGTGTCGGGGTGCCCTTCGAGTGCGCGTACCGGGACAGGTTGTCTTTGGTGGCGGCCTCGATCAGGTGCGCGCCCTTCGCGGTGGCGGCGGCGCCGGCGACCTCGGCGGCGGCCTCGAGCCGGAGTAGCGCGAGGTTGAACTCGGGGATCCCCTCCATGTGCCACGTCGACGACATGGAGGGACCCCCCGGGTTTCTAGGTTTTCTTCTTGTTGCGGGCCGCGTCGAGGACGTCGGCGATCGGCAGAATCCACGGCTCGAGCGCGAGCGGTAGGTCGTCGACCTGATCGGGGGTCCAGCCGAACCGGTCCGCATACTTGACGTACTCGAGTTGGTCGAACGGGACCCAGCCGTAGCCCTCGGGGACCGAGACCGCTCCGCTGACGAGGAGGTCTCTTAGCCGGCCGAGGGCACGGAAGGGGACTCGGGGTCGGTAGCGCCGGCCGGGTTGAGGGGGGAGTCCTCGCCGCGGATCATCTTGACGGCCGCGTCGACGTAGGGGTGCGCCTGCAAGGCGTTCTCCTGCGCGAGGGTCAGGTCGCCGAGGGACTCGATGCGGGTCGCCGGCGGGGGGTACGGCAGGGACCAGCCCAGCACCAGCATCGCCATGACCCCGTCGGTGAGGTCGACGGCGAACGCCCCGGGGGTCTGCCCGGAGATCCGCCGGATGACGCCCTTACGGTCCCGGGCCCGCAACCCGACCGGGTCACGCAGGTCCGCCCAATCGAGGTCGGGGGTGCCGTCTTCGGCGGGCAGCAGGACGCGGGCTCCGGCGCCCGGCGTGGTGGGGGAGGGGCCGGCCTGCTCGACGACGACAGCGGCGGCGGTGCCAGGTTCGGCGGTGCGGAACGGGTAATCGACGGTCTCGGACACGGGGGTTTGCCTCTCATGCGGTGGGGTTACGGTCAGGCGTAGACGGCCGTCGCGACGCTGTTGGTGACGGTCACCTTGATCGGGGAGTAGCCGCCGGAGGCGCCGGCGTCGGCGGTCGAGCCGAGGCTGATGCCCTCGACGTCGAACTCGACGGCCTCCTTGGACAGGTTCCGCTTGGCGACCTTGTACGCGGCCTTCGTGATCTGGAACGAGACGATGTCGGTCGTGCCCTTGTTCAGGGTCGCGACGAACGCCTCGATTACGTTGGTCAGGTACTTGGTGAGCGCGCTCTCGTCGGCGGCGACCCGGGAGAACTTGAACGCGAGACCGACCTTGCCGGCCCGGATGAAGTACGGGTTTTGCGTGCCGTCCGA